GACCGGCCGGCGGGAGATCAACGAGTTCTTCGAGCTCATCGCCAAGAAGAACACCAAGTCCACCCGCGCCGCGGGGATCATGATCACCGAGCTGGTGCGCAACGAACGCTTCTCGGCCGAATTCATCATCATCGCGCCGACGATCAAGATCGCGAACAACTCGGCCGAACCGGCCATGGACTTCGTGTCGGAGCACCCGGAGCTCCGCAAGATCCTGAAGCCGGTCGCCCACCAGCGGCTGATCGAGCACCGCCAGACCGGCGCCCAGCTGAAGATCCTCGCGGCCGACACCGAGACCGTCGGCGGCAACAAGGCCACCGGGGTCCTGATCGACGAGCTCTGGCTGTTCGGCAAGCGCGCCAACGCCGCCAACATGATCCGCGAGGCCAAGGGCGGCCTGGCCAGCCGTCCGGAAGGCTTCGTCATCGCCCTCACCACCCAGGCGGACGACCCGCCAGAGGGGGTGTTCAAGGACTGGCTGCGGCGCTTCCGCGACATCCGCGACGGCAAGCTGATCGCGCCGAAGTCGCTCGGGATCCTCTACGAATTCCCCGAGGAGATGGTCCTCTCGGAAGCCTACAAGGATCCGGCCAACTTCCCGCTGGTCAATCCGAACTGGGGCGCATCGGTCGACCCGGACTATGTGCGCGACGAGCACGAAAAGGCGGTCCGCGAGGGCCCGAAGTCGCTGGTCGGCTTCTTCGCCAAGCACCTCAACGTCGAGCCCGGCATGGGCGCGCGGTCCGACAGCTGGGTCGGCGCGGAGTTCTGGAAGGAACGGGCCGACCCGGCGATCACCCTCGAGGCGATCCTCAAGCGCTGCGAGGTGGTGGTCGTTGGCCTGGACGGCGGCGGCTACGACGACCTCTACGGCCTGACGGTGCTCGGCCGCGAGGACGTGACGGTCGAGGTCGACGCCGAGGCGGCGCCCGAGGAGGACGAGGACCTGGCCGGCGGCCGGAGGCGCGTGAAGCGCCTGCTCAGCTGGTCGCACGCCTGGTGCTACGAGAAGGTGCTCGAGCGCCGCAAGACCATCGAGGCCAAACTCCGCGACCTGGAGAAGACCGGCGACCTGACCATCCTGCCGAACGGCGCGATGGAGGGCGCGTTGCCGGCCGACCTCGCCCAGATCCTGGCGATCGTCGAGCGGATCCGCGACGAGGGGCTGCTCTGCGCGGTCGCCGTCGACCCGGCCGGCCTCGGCGACCTGATCGACGCCCTGGCGGCGATCGGCATCGTCCAGGAGAATCGCGAGTTCGGATCCGACTACGTGATCGGCGCGCACCAGGGATACGCCCTGATGAACGCGATCAAGACAGCCGAGCGCAAGCTGGCCCACGGCGCCCTGCTCCACGCCGACCAGCCGCTGATGGACTGGTGCGTGGCCAACCTGAAGATCGAGCCCACCGCCACCGCGATCCGCGCGACCAAGCAGCACGCCGGCGACGCCAAGATCGACCCGGCCATGGCCCTGTTTGACGCCTTCACCGTGATGGTGACCAACCCCGACGCCCGCCGCTCCCTCTACGAGGAGCGCGGGGTCCTGGTCCTCTAGAGGCTTCATGACCGATCAGGCCACTCAGCCGGCCCGGCGATCCGTCTTCGCCGGCCTCCTGGTCGACGCCGCCTGGATTGGCGGCGCGGGCCTGGTGATCCACGGCGTGTCGCTCGTCAACGGGCCCGCCGCCTACATCGTCGCCGGCGGCTTCGTGCTCGCAGGCGCCTGGCTGCTGGCCCGGAAGGGCGTCTGATGAGCTTCCTCGCCCGCATGGCCGCGCCGAGCGTGCGCGCCAGCGCCGGCACGCCGTCCTACGGCATGATCCCGCCGCTCGGGTCCGTCACCTCGGCGTCCGGCGCGCAGATCAGCCAGGCCACGGCGATGACGGTCTCGACCGTCTACGCCTGCGTCAACCGCCTGGCCACCGACCTCGCCCGCTGCCCGCCCTACCTCTGCCGCATCAACAAGGACGGCAGCGAGGAGCGCGACTACGACCACCCGCTGAACGAGCTGCTCGAGCGCCCCAACCGCCAGCAGACCTGGTTCGAGTTCGACCGCCAGATGTGGGTCGGCTACCTGCTACGGGGCAACGCCTACTCGCCGATCCGGCGCAACCGCCGTGGCGAGCCGACCGAGCTGATCCCGGTCAACCCCGACGCCGCCATGGTGCTCGAGGCCTCCGACGGCTCGATCTTCATCAACATGAACCGGATCGGCCTCTGGCAGATCGCCATGCTGCGCGACTTCCCGGTGGCGATCCCGTCCGAGGACGTCTTCCACCTCCGTGACCTGACCTTCAACACCCTGGTCGGCGTCTCCAACATCGGCCTGGCCCGCGACTCCATCGGCCTGGCCATGGCGCTCGAGCAGCAGGCCAACCGCTGGATCGCCAACGGGGCCCAGCCCGCCGTCTGGCTCAAGACCGTCAAGCAGCTGACCGACGTCGCCGCCAAGCGCCTGAAGAGCCAGTTCGACGGCATGTTCTCGGGCTACCAGAACACCGGCCGCACCGTGGTGCTCGAGGACGGCGTCACGCCCGAGAAGATGCAGCTCACCTCGGTGGACCTGCAGTTCATCGAGCAGCGCAAGATGCAGCCCGAGGACGTCTGCCGCTTCTTCGGCATGCCGCCGCACAAGGTGGGCATCGCGTCCGACACCCGGGGCGCCAGCCAGAACATGGCCGCCCAGGACCAGGACTACGTCAACTCGGCCGTCACCCACCGGGCGGAGAACTTCGAGCAGCGCTGGATCTGGACCTTCGGCCTGGACAAGGACCCCAAGTCCGGCCTGCGCCTGCCACGGGACGAGCAGCTGCGCCTCAAGCGCGACCTCTCCCAGCTGCTGCGCGCCGACGTCGCCACCCGGGCCAACGTGGCGCGGATCCGCATCCTCTCGGGCATCACCACCCAGAACGAGGAGCGCCGCGGCGAGGGCCTGGCGCCCATGGACGGCGGCGACCGCCTGATGATACCCACCAACATGGCCGCCGAAGGCTCGGACAAGACCGGGCAGGCCCCGGACGGCGCCGGCCGGCCGACCGGCGGCACGGTGGGCGACGGCTCGACCGGCAACGGGGGCACCTCGACCACCGACCAGGGCACGGCGGCCGACGCCGCGCCGCAGAACTGAGAACGCCATGACCCGGGGCCAGATCGTCGAGGCCTGCAAGAAAGCCGTGGCTGAAGCTCTCGCCGACTTCGAGGCTGACAAGGCGCTTCCGCTCGAGGTGCGACGACTGCGCCTGGAGCCCGGCGACACCCTCGTCCTGAGGACCCCCCAACCGCTTTCGGTCTGGGTCACCGAACGACTGGCGACCGCGCTGGCCGCGCGGTTCGTCGACACGCCGATCGTGGTCCTCGAGGCCGGCCTGGATCTCGAAGTCGTCTCCAAGGAGAGCACCGATGGCGCGCGCGCCCACTGCTAAGCCCAAGGCGCCGGCGAAGGCGAAGGCCCCCGCCGTCACCGAGGCCCAGTTGCCCCAGGTCGCCGGCGAAGAGGCGACGGACGTGGTCGCCGACGCCGGCGACGCGGCGCCCGACGCCCTGATCGCGCTGCTCAACGACCACGGCGCGCACATGGCCGAAGTCGGCGCGGGCGACGTGGGCCTCCGGGTTAAGTGCCACGCCCCGCACTCGATCGAGCGCTTCGTCGCGGCCGCCCAGGCCCACCCGCAGGTGCACGACGTGCGCGTCCACGCCTCCCACATCGAGCTCGACTTCGATCCGGCCGCGCTCGCGGCCGAGACGGCGGACTGACCTTGGCCCGCGTCCGCGTCTCGCCCGAGATCATCGAGGACCTGGTGTTCGGCTACGCCACCGCGCCGGTGCGCATCACTGGCTGCATGGTCGATCTCGACCGCAAGGAAATTGTGTTCGAGATCAACGGTCCGGACGTTCCCGACGTCCCCGAGGTCCGCGCGATCATCCACTCGCAGACCAACCGCGCCGGCCAGCGCCTGCTCACCATGACCTTCGAGGCCGTCAAGCCATGACCAAGCAGCGCAAGCTCGTCCGGGCGCAGATCAACGCTTTGGGCGACGACGAGGTCGAGGTGGTGATGTCCACCGCCGCCCTCGCCCGCGACGGACACATCCTGCTGCCTCAGGGCTGCCGGATCGACAACTACCGGTCCAACCCGATCGTCCTGTGGTCCCACGATCCGGACGAGCCTGTCGGCAACGCCGAGGACGTCACGGTCGAGCCGGACAAGATCACCGCCCGCGTGCGCTTCGCCCAGCTTGGGATCTCGACCGAGGCGGACAAGGTCCGCGGCCTGGTGAAGACCGGCGTCATCCGCGCCGTCTCGATCGGCTTCGACCCCCTCGACGGCGAGCCGATCGACCCGAAGAAGCCGCGTGGCGGCCAGCGCATCAGCGACTGGGAGCTTTTCGAACTGTCGTTCGTCAGCGTGCCGTCGGACACCGGCGCCGTCGTGACGAACCGCGCACATGGAGACGACGACATGGCCGACCACCAGGTGGACCAGGACCAAGGCGCCGCTGGCGACAAGGCCGCCGGCGCCGAGGCGCAGGACGGCGCCCGCAAGCCCAAGACGCGGGACAACCGCAAGGGCGGCCGCAGCCGGGCCACGGCGGTGACCTTCACCCGCGGGATCTACCAGGTGGCGCAGATGTGCAGCCTGTTCTCCGAGCTCGGCTACCAGGTCGACTGGGCCGCCTGGGAGGCCGAGTGCGAGGGCGACGGCAGCAAGGTGCCGGCCATGCTCGCCGCCGTGTTCCACGATCTCGGCGACGCCCTGATCGCCATGACGCAGGAGGAGATCGCCGAGGCGCTCGCCGGCTGCAAGGTCGAGCCGTACGACGAGGACGACGACGTCATCCTGGTCGACGACGAGCGGGCCCACATCGCCGCCGGCAAGACGCCGATGATCCGCCAGATCCGCCGGGCCCAGGCCCACGCCAAGCTGCGCGCCGGCAAGACCCTTTCCGACGAGACGGTCCGCTGCATGCGCGAGGCCCTGGCCTCGCACGAGGAGGCGATGACCGAGCACCGCAGCGCCATGCGCAAGCACCGCGCGGGCATCAAGGCGATCAGCGACCTGATGGACCGCGCCGGCGTCTCCGACCCGGACAGCGACACCACCCAGACCATCCAGAACTCCGAGGACGTCGACGTCAGCGAGGGCTCTGAGAACGGCCGGACCGAGGCCGACTTCCAGACGCGCCAGGCCGCCCTGAGGGCCCTCGCCGCCGCTGACTGACGGACGGCGCGCGCCGCGCGCCTGACCCACCCGAAATTCGCCGCACGCCCTCTCCGCCCCGCTCACGCGGGCGCGGCCGAAGGCGTGCGCGATCGCCCCAAACCGCCGCCTGGGCAACGGCTGCCGGCCCGCTGTGAAGCGCGCCATTCCCTAGATGGAGCCCGCCGATGGACGCCACGGTCAACGACCTGGTGAAGAAGCGCGCGTCCGCCTTCGACTCGTTCAAGGCGCTCGCCGACAAGCCCAGCCTCACCGCTGATGAGCAGACGGAATACAACACCCGCCACCAGGCGGTGAAGGACCTGGACGGCCAGATCCAGCGCGCCAAGGACGCCCAGGCCCTGGCCGTGGAAACCGCCAAGCCGGTCGCCGGCCAGGAGCGCGCGGTCGAGCCGACCGTGAAGACCGATCCCTACGAGCGCGAGAAGAGCCTCGTGATCGGCGGCGCCATGAAGATGCTCGGCCGCG